TCTTCGTAATCATTCTTGCGTAGCTGGAATTGATTATTCCAAAACGAATGATTTTGTAGCCGCCGGGTTGCTGTTTAAAGTCGGAGATAAACGATATTGGATGCATCATACGTGGGTATGTAAGAAATCGAGAGATCTTCCGAGGATCAAATACCCGCTGAAAGAAGCTGAAGAAGAAGGAGTATTGACGATGGTGGACGACGTGGAGATAGATCCGGAGTATGTGACAGACTGGCTTCTAGAAAAATCGAAGCTATACAAAATCGAATCCGTGGTGATGGATAACTTCCGGCAGACATGGCTCAGAGAAGCACTTGGCAAAATAGGATTTTCGGATGAAAAGAGGAATCTGAAACTGATCAGACCGAGCGATGAAATGAAAGTTGCTCCGGTAATTGGGTATATGTTCGCGCGTGGATTGATTGCCTGGGGAACCAGCAAGATCATGCGCTGGTACACATGGAACTCAAAAGCGGTGACAGACAAAAAAGGCAATGTCACATATGAAAAAATAGAGCCGCGTTCACGAAAAACGGACGGTTTTAAAGCGTTCGTGGCAGCAGTCACGAATGAAGAAAGAATCAAACAAAGAAGAATTATTAAGAATAGAATAAGCACAGTATGTTAGGAGGCATAGCATGGGAGTCGTAAACTTCCTGAATAAACTTTTAGGGGTTACCGGAACAAATGGAGAGACGATTGTAATAGATATACCCGCATCGATCTACTATAAAGAACTGGCAATATACACAGCGAGCTCGTATTTAGCAAATGCAGTCAGCATGGCAGAAATGAGAGTGTTCAACAAGGGGAAACCTGTAAAAGATCAGGATTATTATTTGCTGAACGTAGCACCGAATAAAAATGAAAACAGCAATTATTTCTGGCACAGAGTTATCAGGAAAATGACACGAACGAAAAAAGGCGCACTGGTAGTCGAACTAAATGGAGAACTACATTGTGCAGAAGATTTTACGGTCGTGCAGGAAAGACCAGTTTTAGGGAATATCTACGGTGGTGTTGTATTATCCGGGGGCTTACAGCTTAACCGGACGTTCCGGGCGGAGGAAGTATATCTGTTCCGGATGGAGGACGAATGTGCACAGACGCTAATTGATGGAGTGTACCGGGAATACGGGAAGCTCCTGGAAACAGCAGCGAGAACTTTCAAGGATACAAACGGAAGGAAGTTCAAATATAAGATAGACGCAATTAAAGCCGGGGATGATGAGTTCCAAGAACAATTCAAGAAAGTTGTTGCCAAAAATATCAAAGATTACATGGAAAATGAATACGCTACGTACGTGGAGTATGATGACGGGATACTGGAAGAGCAATCCACAAAATCCCCGAAAACCTCCGATGATTTCGTGAATATCCGGAAAGATATTTTTGAAATGGTCGGACAGGCGTTCAAGATTCCAATGTCTATGATGATGGGGAATATCACGAACCTGAAAGAGGTGTGTGACGTGTTCCTGACGTTTGGGGTAAATCCGCTGGCAAATACCATTTCGGAAGTACTAAATAAGCGTGCGACCGTCTACGAGTACATGAACGGGAATTATTACCAGTGCTACACGGGCGGAATCAAACACAGAGATCTGTTTGAGAGTGCAGCCAATGTAGAGAAGCTGATCGGCTCAGCGATCATAAATACAGACGAAGCAAGGGAGGAATTAAGCTTGGTACCATTAAACACACCGTGGAGCAAAACGTATTATGTTACGAATAACTTCAGGGAAGCAGACAGCACAAGGACAGCAGCGAAAGGGGGTGAGGAGGATGAATAAGATCGGTGGAATTTGCTTTGCACACCAGCAGGTTGGAACAGTACATAAAATCTACCTGTATGACGAAGTAAAAGCGAAAGGAGACTTTAACTGGAAGACATTGGAATATGACGAGTCCGAGACTTCGGCAAACCATTTCCGAGAATTGTTAGAGGGCGTGTCAGATTCTGACACTATTGAGCTGTATATCAATTCAGATGGTGGATCTGTGAAAGAAGGAACTGCCATTTTCACAAACCTGAAACGTTGCAAAGCATACAAGACGGGTTATGTGGACGGAGTAGCGAACAGTATCGCCGCTACGATTCTCCAGGCATGCGATCACCGCGTGATGGGGGAGGGAACAGGAATGGTCCTTCACAATATGTGGACGGTAGCCATAGGCAATGCGGACGAACTCAGGAACCAGGCAGACAAGTTGGATGCCTGGATGAAAGCATCCAGATCTCTTTTCATGAATCGATGCGGCGGGAAGATCACAGAAGAGGAGTTAAAAGACATCATGGATAAAGAGACACTGCTTGATCCAGACACGGCTCTGGAGATTGGGGTGATTGATGAGGTTGCCGGACGAACTACGGTAGAGATTGATGAGGCTATGCAGTGCTCAAAGGAAATTGAAAAAATGAGAGACAAGATCAAACGGTCAAATTTTTCAAATCAGTTAAAAGAATTCGAAGAACTGACAAAGCCGGAAAAAGAAGAAAAAGATGTCTCTATGCAGACATTTTTAAACATGTTTTCAATGTAAAAAGAAGGGAGAAAAAGAATGTTAGGAAACATTGCAGACACAAGACAGAGAGAAGCGGTGGCAGCACTGCAGAGCGCACTGCAGAGCGGAAACGAAGAGGAAGGAAAGAAAGCCTGGGGGCAGGTAATTGACGCAATCACAGAAAAGGTGAGAACAGACTTTGAAATGTACAACACTGATACAAATGTACTTGCTCAGAGAGGTTACAGACAGCTTACGAGCGAAGAGACAGAGTTCTATCAGAACCTTGCAAAAGCCGGAAAGGCAAGTGATCCAAAACAGGCGTTCACAGATCTGATTACAACGGATGGCGGAATGCCGGAAACTATTATCGAGGATGTGTACAGAAATCTG